AAGTTATCAGAACCATCTATAAGGTTGCAGAACAGGGTGCAGTTCAAAACGTTGCAACTCCTGGTGTCTTTGACCTTGATATTGACTCTAACGGTCGTTGGTCTGTTGAGAAATTCAAAGGTCTTCTTTTCCAAATTGAAAGAGATGCTAACGCTATCGCTCAGAGAACTCGTAGAGGAAAGGGCAACATTGTTCTTTGTTCTGCTGACGTTGCATCTGCTTTAACAATGGCTGGAGTTCTTGACTATACTCCTGCTCTTAATTCAAATCTGAACGTTGATGATACTGGCAATACTTTTGCTGGTGTTCTGATGGGCAAATTCCGCGTTTATATTGACCCATATGCTGCTAACCTGACTGCTGCTAATGCTTCTCCAGGAAACCAGTATTATGTTGTTGGTTATAAGGGTTCTTCTCCTTATGACGCTGGTCTCTTCTATTGTCCTTATGTTCCTCTCCAAATGGTTCGTGCCGTTGGTGAGAATACCTTCCAACCCAAGATTGGATTTAAGACTCGTTATGGTATGGTTGCTAATCCATTTGCAGAAGGTACAACACAAGGTCTTGGAAGACTTCAAGTTAACGCTAACCGTTACTATAGAAGAGTTGCTATTAAGAACCTTATGTGAGTTTTATTTCAAACTCAATACTTGGGGAGGGAAACCTCCCCTTTTTTTATTCCAAACCAAAACAAATATTACCACAATCAAATATTTTATTATATCCAATTTCTCTTGATCTTTCAAATTCAGTACATTGATAAGCACCAATAAATAGTTTTTAATTCTTCTTTACTTTTAAACATTTCAGCACAATATCTAATATTATTATATACTCATAGTCAATAATTATCCAAAATGGCATCTAATATCTCAGATAGACAGATAAAAAATAGAAATTTCTTATCTCCCACAGGATTTGAATTTACTTTAAATCGAGCACCAAAAGTATCTTTTTTTAGCAATCTGGCAAATATACCAGGAATTACCTTAGGAATTGCAGAGCAACCAACATATCTAAAAAATATTGATGTTCCTGGTGATAAAATGCAATTTGATGATTTTAATTTAAGGTTTATTGTAGATGAAGACCTTGAAAATTATATGGAAATACAAAAATGGATTAGAGGTTTGGGATATCCAGAAAGTTTAAATGAAATATTTGAGTTACAAAATGAAAATAAATCATTTGATGGTTCAGATTCAAAAATGATGAATATTTTTTCTGATGGAACATTAACTATTTTAGGAAGTTCTATGAGACCAAATTTTAAAATTAAATTCAATGATCTTTGGCCTTACAGTTTAACTTCTTTGGATTTTGATGCTACAAATACTGATATAAATTACTTTACAGCAGAAGTAAATTTCAAGTATACTATTTACAATATAACAGATTTAAATGGAAATCCATTATGAGTATTAGTTTAGAGATGATTCAAAAAATGTGGGAAAGTGATTCGAAAATAGATATAGACAATTTACATACAGAATCTTTAAAAGTACCATCTCTTCACGCAAAATATTTTGATTTATATAATAATATAATTCTTCTTAAGAAAAAAGCAGAACAACAAAAAAGTAATATTAGGCACGAAAGATATGAATATTATTCTGGAAAGGCAGATCCTGAAGTTTATATCGAGTGTCCATTTCCAAAGAAAATTAGAGATAAAGATACAATGCAAAAGTATCTTGACGCTGATGAAAAATTATCTTCTGTTATTTTAAAAATAGACTATTACAATATTATGATCGATTACCTCAATGATATTTTGAAAATGTTACACAATAGAACATATCAAATTAAAAATTCAATTGATTATCAAAAATTTATGTCTGGATTGGGTTAATAAAAATATCATCAAATAATGCAAATAAATACTCATAGTATAATGAGTATTATGAGTGATGTAATCATTGAAAAGAAAAATGAAGTATTTTTGAAACTTCATTGTGAGCCTCATATTTTATATGAACTTCAACCGTATTTTACATTTGAAGTAGAGTCTTCAAAATTTATGTCCCAATACAGAAGTAAATATTGGGATGGAAAAATTCGTTTGTTAAGTACTCATACTGGAGAAATATATGTTGGATTACTTGACAAAATAATTGAAAAACTTTCTACACACAATTACACATATGAATTTAAAGATAATAAATTTTACGGAACTCCATTTGAAGTAAATGAAGGTATTTCAATTGAAGGTGTAACAGATTATATGAAATCCATATGCTCTTATAGTCCTAGAGATTATCAGATAGATGGAGTATATGATGCTTTAAAGCATAATAGAAAATTATTGATAAGTCCAACTGCATCTGGAAAAAGTCTGATGATTTATTCCCTCGTGCATTATTATATGAATAAAGGTAAAAAAATTCTCGTAGTTGTTCCAACGACAAGTTTGGTAAGTCAATTATATAAAGATTTTGAAGATTATGGTATGGATTCTCAATCATGTTGCCATATGATTTATTCTGGAAGAGAAAAAAGTAGTAACCATCCTATCACAATTGCAACTTGGCAGTCAATCTATAAATTAGATAAAACATTTTTTAATGACTATGATGTAATTATTGGTGATGAAGCACATCAATTTAAATCGAAGTCATTAATATCAATAATGACTAAACTTCACAATGCAAAATATAGATTTGGTTTTACTGGTACTTTAGATGGATCTCAAACTCATAAATGGGTATTGGAAGGTCTTTTTGGTCCTACTTATAAAATTACAAGAACAGAAGAATTGATGAAACAAGGACATCTTTCTCAACTTGATATACGTTGTATCGTTCTTAAACATTTACCACAAAAATTTGAAACTTATGAAGATGAAATTCAATATTTAATTTCTCATACACAAAGAAATAAATTTATAACAAATCTTACTCTTGATTTAAAAGGTAATACTCTTGTTTTATTTTCTAGGGTAGAAACTCATGGATCAATCTTATTTGAAAATATAAATAAAAATAAGAGGGGTGAAAGAAAAGTGTTTTTTATACATGGTGGAGTAGATACTGAAGAAAGAGAATTGGTTAGAGAAATTACAGAAAGAGAAAATGATGCAATTATTGTAGCTTCTTATGGAACATTTAGTACTGGTATAAATATAAAAAATCTACATAATGTAATTTTTGCATCACCAAGTAAATCTAGAATAAGAAATTTACAATCAATTGGAAGAGTTTTAAGAAAGGGAAAAAATAAAACAAAAGCAACTCTTTATGACATTTCTGATGATTGTACTTATAAATCAAGAAAAAATTATACTCTAAATCATCTGATTGAAAGAATTAAAATATATGCAGAAGAAAACTTTAAATATGAAATAATTACTGTACCTCTTAAAAAAAATGATTGAAGAAGATTTTTATTGTACCCTTAAGCTTAAGACTGGAGAAGAAATATTTGCTAAGGTAGCAGCATCAGAAGAGGAGAATAGAACACTATTAATTGTTTCCAATCCTATTATTGTTTCTGAATTTAAATTAAGAACTGGTGCTGCTGGTTATAAAATAGAACCTTGGTTAAAAACAACAACTGAAGATATGATTATACTTAATTTGGATGACATAATTACTATGTCGGAATCATCTGATATTGAAATGATAATGATGTATCAATCTTTTATTAGACAATTAAATAAACAAAAAACAAATCAATCAAAAATAACTCGTGAAATGGGTTACATAGCTAATGTAAATGATGCTAAAGATATATTAGAGAAGATATATAATAGATCAGAGTGACCCCTTCATTGGAGACAAAGGTAGTCTAGTGTGAATCTGTAGGGTTGTCAACTCCACCTTAATATGTTAATATTCATACATAATAATGATAAAAATTTATGATAACCACAGCAATTATGACCAAAAGAAAAAGGTCAGAGCATTATGTAAATAATAAAGAATTTCTTGAAGCACTTATTAAATATCGTGAAGATGTTGAAATAAGTTTTATTAGAAAGTATGGAAATCAACCAACAAAAGATGATAGGGCAAAATCTTGGGATACAAAACCACCAATACCAAGATATATCGGAGATTGTTTTTTAAAAATAGCAAATCACCTTTCCTTTAAACCAAATTTTGTAAATTATATGTTCAAAGAAGATATGATTTCTGATGGAATTGAGAATTCAGTTCAATATATACACAATTTTGATCCTGCAAAATCTCAGAACCCATTTGC